ACCGACGCCAGCGTCGACGCGGCCAAGGCCGTGCTCACCTCGATCGAGCCTGAAGGCAAGAGCGGCGGACCGGCGTTCTATCGCGCGGTGGCGGCGTCCGGCGGCAACCCGCAGGTGCGCCACGTCACCGCCAGCGACGAGCGGCAGGGCCAGCCCGCCTACTCGGCCGAGCCGGTCGATCCGGCCGCCCGCTTCCCGACCGTCGCGCGCATGCGCGCCCGGTACGCCACCAACGCCAACACGAAGACCGGAGCACGCTGATCCATGGCACTGCGCCACACCTCCTGGGACGAGCCCAAGGCCGTCTCCGACGTTCTCAAGTTCGAGCTCGGCACCATCAGCCGCGAGGCGATCACCATCGCCTCCGGCCAGGGTGTGCTGCTGGTCGGCACCGTGCTCGGCAAGGCCGCCGGCGGCTCGGCCCCGTCCGCCGCCAAGGGCGGCGGCAACACCGGCAACGGCACGCTGACGCTCGACGCCACCACCCCCGTTCTCGGCACCGCGCGGCCCGGTGTCTACACCGTGCGCTGCGTGGCCGCTGACACCAACGCCGGCACGTTCCGCGTCGAGGCACCCGACGGCACCGTGCTCGGCGATGTTGCGCTCGGCGGCACCTGGTCGGAGCAGATCAAGTTCGCCACCGCCGACGGCGCGACCGACTTCGTGGTCGGCGACGGCTTCGACATCACGGTCACCGCGGTCTNNGCCAGGTCGCCGCCGGCGTGCTCCTCGACAAGGTGGACGCGACCAGCGCGGCGCAGGCCGCGATCGCGCTCGTGCGCCTCGCCGAGGTGTCGCGCCTCGGCCTCGTGTTCGACGCCTCGTTCGACAGCGAGGGCAAGAAGGACGCCGCGCTCGCCGATCTCGCCCGCGCGCACCTCATCAGCCGCGCCAGCGCCTGAGCCAGCCTGTGAACCAGTAGGCGCCGCCGGCCCGCCCACGAACCAAGTGGAGCGGTCCGGCGCCGCACTTTCCGATCCCCGCTCTCCCATCAGGAACCTAAACGCCCATGTCAAATCACCTGACCGCAGATCCATTCCTCGATCGCGAGTGGTCGATCGACGAGCTCAGCCACATGATGCTCGAGGTGCCGAACATCTACACGATGATCACGCAGCTCGGCATCTTCGGCGACCCGATTCCACTGCCCAACCGCTACGTCGGCATCGAGATCCAGGGCATGACGCTCAACCTGCTGCAAACCACGCAGTGGGGCGGTCCAGCCACCAAGGGCGCGGTCGGCAAGCGCAAGCGCCACCTGTTCGAGATTCCGCACACCGCGCACGAGGACATGGTGACCGGCGCCGAGCTGCAGGATCTGCGCGCCTTCGGCAGCCGCGCCGCGATGATGTTCGAGGATCTGGTCGGCCGCAAGCTCTCCACCATGGCGATCAAGCACTACCTCACGCACGAGTGGCGCCGCATCGGCGCTCTGAAGGGCGTCATCCTCGATGCCGACGGCAGCACGCTCTACAACCTCTTCACCATCTTCGGTGTGACGCAGGAGGAGGTGGATTTCTCGACCGGCGGCTGGAACCAGAACCTGCGCGACACCGACCGCTACCTGGAGACCAACCTCAACGGCGACCGGATGACGGGCACCGCCTACATCTGCTCGACGCAGTTCATGGACGCCCTGCTCGAGGACACCGACATCAAGGCCTCGTATAACGCGGCCGCTGCGATGATGCGCCAGAATCCGAACATCGACGACGTGCGCAAGATGTTCATTCATCAGAATAAGGTGTTCATGGAGTACAACGCGACGTTCCCGGTACTGAACGCCGACGGCACGTCGACGACGGTCAAGGCGGTGGAGGACGGCGAGGCGATCATCTTCCCGCTCGGAACCATCGACTCGGCGGCATGCTACGCATCGCCGGCCGACTTCATCGACACCGTCAACACGCCTGGCCTCCTGATGTACGCCCGTGAGCGCTTCGCCGGTCAGGCCGGTGGATCGGACGGGTACAACCGCAATCGCGAGTTCCACACGCAATCGAATTTCCTGCCGCTGTGGCGGCGGCCGAAGCTGCTGGTGAAGGGCTCGATCAACTGAGCCTGAGCCGGCTGCTCTGAAAGCCGCGACATCGAGGCGCCGGCAAGCGTCGCAAGCACGCGCGCCGGCGCCGGCACGATTCATGAGGGAATAGACGATGACGGTTGCGATCACATTCGACCGCGCGTGGGAGTATCAGGAGACGCCGCGGCCCAGCCGCATGCGGCTGATCCCGGCCGGCTGGTCGGGCCAGCTCGACGCCGAGATCGCCGCTGCCGCGATCGCCGACGGTGTCGCGACGCTGCGCACGGCCATGACGCCAGACATCGCCCGCCGCGTCGCCTTCTACCGGCGCGTGCGCGATCTGGTGGCATCCGGCCTCAAGCTCGAGGCCGCCATCGATGCGGCCTACGCCGAGGAGCAGGAGGCGGCCGCGAAGGCGGCCGAGGTGCCCGCTGGCGAGACACCAGCGCCCGCGAAGCCCAAGGCGCGCAAGGCGTCCGCCTGATGACCTCCGCCTTCGCCGCGCTCGAGAACGCGGCCTGGAGCGCCTGGGACCGCGTCATGGGCGAGGAGTTCGAGCACCGGCCCTACGTCGCGGCGCCAGGCGGCGGCGCACGCACGGCCGACGGCACGCGCGCGATCCGCACGCTCGCCTGCGTGCTCGAGATCCGCGAGCACCGCGCCACCGAGTTCGGCACCGAGGCGCGCGGCTCGACGCCGGCGACGATGCAGAAGACGTGGGCGCACATGGACACCACGCAGCTCGGTGCGAGTCCTCGCCCGCAGCGGCACGACCGGCTGGCGCGCACCGCGACCGGCGACGTCTACGAGATCGCGCAGGTCGAGCGCGACGGCGAGGGCCGGCTGAAGCTGCAATTGAAGCACATCGGCAAGGAGGGACCATGAGCCTCGAGCGCACCGCGCTGCGGCTCGGCACCGTCATGGCCCTGACCAACGGCTTTGCATCCCCCTATCCGACGATCGCCGCCAATCGCGTGTTCGACAGCCGCATCGATGCGATCGAGGGCCTCGACACTGGCGCGCTGGCGCCGATGATCATCGTCTACACCGACGAGGACGACGGCGAGAGCCTGTCGGCCAACAACGGCGGCCCGCCGTTCCGCCGCACGGTGAACCTCGTGCTCGAGC